CCAATATCAAACGTAGCTGTAGTTGCTGTAACATCTAAATTCACACAAGCAAGAGTGATGTCTTGTGTTGCTGTAACATTGGCGTTTTTACAGTTAACTTCTACATTCTGTAGAGTATTGATTACAATATCACCAGAAGGCTTTAGCCTCACTTCACACTCTTGACCTGTTCCAATGTTATTAACTAAAACAACATCTTCTGTAGAGTGTGGCCATGTACGCTTACTTGGATTGTTGATACTCTCGCCGGGAGGTTGAATACCGGGGATGAACATAGCATCCCCTTTATCAAACTTAGCGAAGTTCAACGGCGTAGTTGGCCTACCAGAGCTATTCTTCCAAGCATCTAGGTTACGCATACTGAATACAGCAATGCCTGTACTGCCTACCTTAATAGGAAATGTAAGCCCTGCTGTAGAAGAGACTGGAAAGCTAACTGGAATACCCAACACAACGGGTCTTTCCTTGACTTCCCCATCCTTAAATCGTTGATTCACTGTTGGTTGGATGTCTACCATTGCTCCATTCAAAGAGTCTCTTACAGCCACTACAATGCAAGGAATTGCTGTGTTAATTTGGTTGGCTTGATTCTGGAAAGCAGCAACTAATACCTCCTGAAGGGAGCCAGAACGGTCACTCATGTGAAATCCTCATTTAGCCACCACTTTCTCAATTGCTGTTGCTCTAATCTCCGAATGCCACGCTTGGCCGCGCCAGTCTCCAGTGAACCTCATGTCTGTGACTTTGTAGTAGCCAGAGATTAGGGTGTCTTCAAGTTTAACAATATCGCCTGGAACAATGTCAGGATTCAAAAGCATCTTCCATTGAACAGATTGAATCTTGGCTTTATCCTTTTTACTTCTACGAATGTCACCAGACGTTCTATAGGCATTCTCAATCAAACCAGTGTACTTACTGATGACGTAGGCATCCTCAAATTTCTCTGAGTTACCTCTTGTATTGTCATGCACATATAGAACGTCATCATCAATCTGCCAAGAGCATCCATATCTCTCACAAATCTCACTAAGCATATCTTTAGGAGTACCTTGTAATTGATACCCGTACAACAAAGGACTCTTAAGGTTCACACTATTAAATACAGACTTAGAAACACCAAGGGACTTCTGCAACTCTTTGATTGCATCTTCACCATCTCTACCAGGCGGAACTAAGGAGGAAAGAACTTGATGGTTCAACTCAGTGTAAGCTCCACCCATTAGAATCTGTGTAATCCTGTCAGCTCCACTCTTACGTGTTGTGACGTTGGTTACTTGTCCAGCAAATAGACGCTTCATTCCAATATCTTTATACCCTGCACTAAATACAGCAGCAGGGTAATCAACATCTAGAAGTTTAAGACTTTCATTTGAGAGATTATAGATTTCTATGGAAGCTGAGTTAGTCTTATCTTTATTGCTACTACTTTTACTTATATCGAATGTACATTGAAGATCATTAATCTGAAGCCCTTCACCAGAGACTGCATTACCAACGATCAGTTCATACACTCTGTTGATTTGTGGCTGCATTGTTAATCCTGAGTGTAACTATACACTAATGAGTAATATTGATTCAACTTATCTGGAAACTCTTTATAAGGCTCTGCTTGAAGAGTACCTTTCTGAATCAACAAGAAGAAACCTGTAAGGTTTGGTAGTGCGTAGTCATACATAATTGGATAACCCGGAACCAACCCAGCACCTAAAACAATGGGGTTTCTATCAGCATCATAGAGGGACATAAAATACAGTTGAGAGCGTTCATTATAAACGATTTCAATAATGTAAGAGTTACCTTCTAAGGATACAGAATACTCGTAGATAGGAGCTGTGTCGTCAAGGAGAAGGTCTACATAGATGTTAGCCATTAAATCCCTCCTGCTACATTACGTTCTGGATCAACGTCATTCTGAGCATTATCCACAGCACCTGCTTTACTTGCATCCCCAGAAGTGGCTGTGTCTTTAGTTGTACTATCACACTTACCAAGAGACTTCTTAGTTGCCACTTTCTTCTTAACAGGAGCTTGTACAAGATCAGGAGGAAGAGCAACCTTCTTTAGATTGGCAAAGCGGATAAGCTCAAAAGACATATCGCAATAGAGGGCATAGCCAGAGTCTTGATCTTCACGAAAACTAAGGCTTGTAATTACAAGAGCCTTTGTCTCATCAGCAGGAAGCTTCTTAGCAAGTGTCAGAAATCCGTCTGTTTCATAGAGAGTAACTTGACGAATAACAGCCTCAAACTGCCCTGTGATTTGATTATAACCTTCACCAGATTGGAGGTTAATAAGAATATCTTGAATATCCTCCAGAGATGCACCAAAGACAGAATCACCTTTAAAGTCGTCCATGATTACAGTAGGCAAAGTATCGGGGAGTAGCTGACCAACAACATTGGGAATATACTTCATCAACAAAGATTGGTCAGTGCTACTTACAATAACAGCTTCTGGTGGCATTGCTGTATTAGAAGGTTCATTTCCATCTGCGTCAGCTAGAAGGGCACTTGTGGTACTAATATCTTCTGCTGAGATAACTGCACTAAGGGTAAATGTAGGGTTGTTAGAGATGTAGAAATCGGTGATGTTGCCACCACCGTCTATTGCATGTTTAGTAACAGACCCCGTGAAACTACGATTCCAATTCAAGATGGCATCAAAATACAACATGCCACCAGCTTGTACTTCATCTGGCTCCCAACTTAGGGCGAATGACATATCTACTCCTTCTGACCATATTGAAGTAGTGTAGATTCAATTACACCTTTAAACTTCTCTTGGAATTTCTCATTAAAGTCTTCAGGATTAGCAGCAGAGATTTTTACATCCATTGTCACAGCTACTGTATTCTGACCACCCATCCCTCTGTCTCTATTCAAACCTTTGTCCATGAGGCTGCTAAAGTTTTGTGCCCAAGGAGTAATACCAGTCTTCTCACCAGCCCATCCATAAGCATCTTTCACAGCTCCAGCCATCAGAACAGGAGGTGTGTACTGCGCCCACGTTTGACCGGCACCTGTAGCCATATCAAGTAACGAGACAGGTTTTCCACCACCAGAGGCTAAAGCTGAAATCTCTTCTTGAGACTTACCAGCCAGTGTTCCACGTAAGGCGTTAGACGCATTTGTTGCACCCGTAAAGTCACCAGTGACCATTGCGTTAATTGCTTTAACTGTGTAAAGGAAGAAGTTCTTCAGTCCATTAACGAATGACAACATCTCATCGCCAAACTCAGCAAAGATCATCTTCCATCCGTCAACAGCCATTCCAAGAGTTTTGGTAATCTCACCACCAAGCTCTTTCATACCTTCATACAAAGCTTTAGCTGTTGCTGTATTCTGCTCACCTAGAGCATCTGCTACCCAACTATCACGACCCTCAAAAGCTCGTTTGAAGGATTGCGGAAGAAGCATTGCAAAAGATGTGTATTTACTAATCTCATTAAAAGCTTTAGCTAAACTTTCTACAGCAGGTTTAGCCTCCTTCATTGCTACAGCAAACGAACTCCACAGTCTAGCAAAGCCTGTTTCGCCACCACTCTCAGAGAATGTTTGTAGCAAACCGCCCCGACCGGAGATAGCATTTTCAGCCCTCATCTGCTGTGCTGAAGAACTCATGCGTGCTTTCTCAATACCACCTTTAGATAGCTCGTCCATAAGTTTAGCTACAAGTGGAAGGATGTCCGCAGTCTTAACTTGCCCATTCTGCATAGCATCCATTAGAGCAGCACGAGCCTTAGCACCAGTAAGATTTCCACCTGTTTGAATCTGATAAGCTTCTGCAAACAACTGAGGTACTTCACCAAAGCCAGCAGCATCACCAAGCTGACCTTTCAGCTCTTCAGCCATCACCTGCCCTTTAGCAGACATTTGACCTACAGCAGTGAGAGCACGGTTCATGGACACTTTACTAGCGCCCCGAGTACGACCGAACTGCATAAAGCTTTCAAAGGTTTGTTGTGAAGAATCTACACCCATAAGAGGCATAGAAGATGCCATGAACTTAGTAAACTGAGGGAGGGTATCTGCATAGTTGATGCCCATGTAGTTACTACGTTCCGACAGCCTATCCATAAGTTCTTTAGCTCTACCACCAAGTACAGATTCAGCCGAGATATTAGCATTCACCAAATCTTGGTTTGCTGTGTTCAATGCGCTTGCACCATACACGCCACCAATCAGAGGAAGGCTAGCAGCTCCGTAACGCATGAAGGCACCAGTGGCACC